ATCTATCTCTACATTTCCGTATTCTTCCAGAGGTATATGGTAGAGCTTTTCACACTGCCAATAATTCATGTCCTTTGGCATTTCGTTTATTCCGAGCTTTTCAAGGATAGTGGTGATCTTGGTAAACTTTTCCTGCTTTTCTTCTTCCTTGGCCGCGCTGTTTGCCTGATACTTAAGCTCTGATGAGCTTTTTGCTTTCTTAAGGATCTCATTTCTCTTCTCTACGTCCTTGATCTTCTCAAGCTCTATAAGGTCTGAAATCGTAAGCTGAAAAGAATCATCATCCTGCTTTTCCTTTAGAGTCTCTTTATCAAGTTTTGCCATGTTCAGACGGTGGTAAATCGTAGTTTTTGAGAATCCGGATTTTTCTTCAATGTCTTCTACCGTCTGGCCAAGGTCAAGCATAAGCTGAAATCCTTGAGCCTGATCATAAGGTGTGAGGTCTGAGCGCTGCATATTCTCTTCCAGCATTGTGAGAAGCTGCTCTTCATGAGTCATGTCCTCAACTATCCTTGCAGGGACTTCTTCAATGCCTGCTGCCTTGGCAGCTGCTAATCTCCTATGCCCTATGATGACCATGTACTTATCAGCTTTATCGGCTTCTACGTTATTTCCGTCTCTGTCTACAGGAACAACAGTCAGATTCTGAAGTATCCCATGCTTCTTTACTGATTCTGTCATTTCTGTTAAATCCCCCAGGTCCTTACGTGGATTTTCCGGGTGTGGTACTAATTTGTAAGTCGGTAGTTTTAATATTCCTCTCTGTTTCATGTTATCTTCCTTTCGGTTCTTTCCATTTTCTGATACTTCTTATGTGTGATTTTCTAAAGTACATGCGACCATGTCCGAATATGTACAGGCAATACCATCCTCTGTAGAACATGGTCCCGGGCGGATCATATTCCAGAACTCCTGTCTTTACGTCTCCATCTCTGAATCTGATATTTACAAGCTCATTTATGAATTTATCCAGTCTCTCACTTCTCCTGTTCATATCGACCTCTTCATATACTCTGTGGCGGAACGTTTCTTCTCCTTTAACTCATTTATTTTGCTCTTAAGCTCTTCTACCTAAGAAAATCCCATTTATCATAAACAAGCTCTTTTCTGTTCCAATTTTCATAGTGCCTTACCAGATAGTCCTGGAACATCAGCATCATGTCTTCCCTGGTGTCTCTCCCATTGTCTAAAAGCATATGGTGATAAATGCATCCAAGAGCTCCGTTCTTTGGGATTCCAAGTCCCCCCTGTGACCGTGGTATAAAATGCATGACCTGAAGTCCCCCTGATGCTGTGAATTCTTCAGGTGGCATATGATACTTCATCTTGCAGAAGATACATTCCTTATCTCTTTTTATGATCTCCTGCCTTGCCTTTTCAGAGAACTCACAGGCTCTTGACCTCTTGCTCATGAGAAGTCCACCTCTTCCTCTACCTTCTTGGAGCTTTTCACGTTCAGATATCCGTCTGAGTCAAGGAATATATTATGTGTCCAGTCACTTTCCTTGATGGCCACCTTCTCAACGTCATGGTTCGTAACACGCTCGAAAGATTCCTCAAAAAGAGTTATGAGGTTCGGCTGTCTTTCAAATCTGTTTGTTGCCCATTCCTTTGCTTTCTTGATCTTACTTTCCCTGTTCTGCCAAACTTTTGCTTCCTTACAGGTACATCTTGATGTAGCTATCTCGTCAGCCTTATCCTGAGTGATGTCTCCCACCGTCTCCACTGTCATAGTCTGGCCACAGAATTTACATATTCCTGTGGTGATTGGAAATTCATTTTCGTTTTTCATGACACGTCCTCCGTTCTTTAAAATACTGGTTTTGCTATTTTCAAGGTGCTTCAATGCACCATGATTTCTGATGTTTCATTTTTACTGATAGGCTCTCGTTCTTTAATTTGCTGAATTTCTTGATTTTCAATCTTTACAAATCCGCATGGATGCTCATTCCGTAGAAAACCGAATTTTTCAAAAAGCATCTCAGTGCTTTCCATTACTAGCTTTGTCAAAAGTGGGTTTTCTTCAACCGTAGATATATCAAGGCTTTCAATGGCTTTCTGAATATCCTCAAGTGTTCTCCGTGCTGTTGAAATCTGGCTTTCAGACTCTTTCGCTTCTTCACCTAACTCTGATATCATCCATGAAGTATATGAATGGCTCTGACTGGTTGCTGCCAGTACGGTATGCTTTTCTATACTCTCAGCCAGCTCCTTCCATCTGTCAGCGTTTTTTATGGTCTCTCCCTTGGAATTTGTATATCCGCTCTCAGCCCACTTCTTGTACCAGGCATTATGGAGAGCTGCTGCCACCTGAACATTTCAGGTGAAGATTGTAAGCTCACATGGCTTTTTTAACCTTCCCAGAGCTTTGACTATGGCCATTAGCTCCGCTTCCTTCCATGTGGCTGTTATCTCATCTCTTCCTGTCAGTGTGGCAGGGCCTTTTGCTGTCATGAATTCAATGATCCATATGAAAAGACCTGCTGCCTTTGCCTTCACACTCTTTATGTTTGTATGTACGTATATGTTTATCTTCTCCATATGTCTTTAATGCTCCCTAAAATGCCTTTTGCCTTTTTAATGATTTCAGTTCCTGCTTTTGAGATTTGATTCTTTATCTGAGTTTCAGGACATATAATTTGAGTTCTTGCGATTTGTTCGCATTTTTGTGGTCTGTAATCGCAAGAATCTGTGATTATCTTCTCACGGTACCTGATGTATGGAAGGTGAGTAAATTTATTGAAGCCTATTCTGACTGTGTCCTGCTCGATAGAGTATCCTTCCGTGGGTATTATTTCCTCTTTTCCGGTAAGAATCCTCGCTATCTTCCAGACACTTATCTGTTTTCTTACCGCTTCAGGGCGGACAAGATTTCTTGACGTTGATATGGAGCACAGCTTCTTTTTGTCTTCCGGTACCAGGAAGGTCATCTGTCCCTGTATCTCTTCTGTGGGCTCTTTACAAATATATTCAGCAAGTCCGTTATATCCGTCCTCATCATCTATGACCTCAAAGTGTGCTCTTCCTGAATTCTTTACGGCTTTTCTCCATGTGTCTGATATCAGCTTCGTGTCAGCCTTGTTCAAAATGAAATGAGCATGAAGTCCTCCCCGCTTTCCGATCTCTAGCCTACGGATCCATTTGAGGTCCTTTCCCTGCTTCTGGTACTCGACTCTTAAGAGGTTCGTGAATCTCCTTATATCTCTTGTGAATTCCCTCATGTCCTTGCGGGTACCTTTCCTATACGCAAAGGTGCACCATAGATCTCCTTCACTGAAGTTGAGCTGTATCGTTCTCCTACAGTTCTTTACCTTGTTCCAGTGATTCTGCTTCTGAATCTGCAGGGGCGTCGCCTTTTTCTTTGACAGCCTCTTAAGTCCCTTTGCTCCATAGTCGAATATGCAATGTGTCTCATGCTCAATGTATTTATCAGAAATGTATTGCTTGTCTTCGTATAACATTCCCTATCCCCAACTAACTTTAATATTTAAAAAAGCTATTAAAGTGGCTGATATTCAGCCTTTTTAACTTGCTTTTTATTGCGAACAGGGTTATACTATTAAAAGTAGATTTAATATTTTAACCCTGTTTTGACCGGCTCCCAACCGGTCTTTTTATTTGCCCTTTTTCCTCTTAGGCCTTTCATACTTTCTAAGGCTAAGCGCTGCCTGTCTGTAACAATCATCTATCTCTCCTCTGGTCCTGAAGATCAGCACCTTTTCTCTTCCAGTTCCTTCGAATACTTCTATATAGTCCTCATCCTGCTTTAGGAGCGTGCAGCTGATATGTGAAGTCAGGTTATGCTTCTTTCTGAGTGGTTCATATACCGCATAAAACTCTTCACGTGGTGTCATTCCCTTTTCCTTCACCTTTCATTCCTTTTTGCGTTCCGTATAGAATCTGTGATCTCTGAATGTAAATACATAATCAAAGTACTTATCCAGAGCTGTTGAATCTTTTACTTCAAAAGCTATAATCTCTTTTGCTATTTCTCCGCACTCAACCATGGCCAGAGCTTCATGGACTTCATAAGAAAGAACTGTCTGCTCATCTATCCTGCCATCTGCCACGGATGAGAACTGATGGATAACAGTTCCTTTTTTTGTCTTAGCAGTCTGATATATGACATCTGTGATATTGTCAGGAAAGTGTTCGCTTCTTACTCTGTTCACTGCCACGCTCATTACAAGCCACATACCATCAATTCCCTGATTGCCGGCTTCAGCCTGCGCCATCCTCATAAGGAGCTGTGCTTCATCATATGTGAAGCTGACTACTTCCCCTGTTGCCGGTGGAAATTCCTCTGAAGGTTGTCTAACCTCTCCATACTCGACTTCCTGGACTGGCCCATCGACTGCCATATCCTCTTTTTGTTCTGCTTCTTCGATATAGGTATGTATTTCTTCATCTGGTATCTTCTCCCACAAATCCTTTCTCTCCTGCCGGGGCTCTATTATTACTCCTGCAAGAATAAGGACAGCTCCCAAGACCAGGAGCATATTCTTAAGTTTCATCCCCCTTGCTCCTTATCTTTTACTGTGTGCATTTTGCTTTTCTGTATTTCTCAAGTTCTTCAGTGTCGAACAGTATCGGACTGTTCACTGCATTATTCATCTTCCAGGCTATCTTTTGCCCGGGAGTGTTATAGATCTGCCTCAGGCTCTGCTGTGGCCATCCCATTTTTACAAGCTCTGTAGCTCTCATTACTTTTGATGGATAATTCATGTGCTGCTCCTTTCTGTTGCGACGTCGCAACGTGCTATAATCTCCGTATAGGAGGTGTAATATGACGACTGATTTACAGACAATTTTGCCCGAACTGGCTATCTGTATTTCCTTGAGTTTGTCGATGCGCAAGATATCTCAATAGTTCCCGGTAATAAGGTTGACGTTGTAATGTACACCAATCGAGGTAAGATAAAGAAAAACTTACTTCTACCTGCACCGGGGCGTTATCTGCATATGCAATAGAGACATTTAGCGCCGCTGGTTCTTTCATTTCTTTCTCCTTGGTTATCAAGATTGTTTAGTAGATACATATTGACATATGTATCTACTATTTGTTACTATTTCTCTGAGGGGTTCCCCTTAGAGAAATCCGCTCCAGCCTTGGATTAGTTTAGGTATCTAAACTATTGTGGTAAAAAAATATGCTGGTATATCTTCATTTGAGATATGAAGTGCCTGTGTCATTTTTGCAATCTCGTTCTGTGAAAAGTCTGATTGATTATTTAATCGCTGACTCAAAGTCACGCGCCCCAGTCCTATCTTAGAAGCAAGCGCATCTTGCGTGCCACAAACTTCTTTTATCTTTCCCTTGAGCTTGCTGTAATCGTACTGAATGCTCTGCATGTCGTTTACTCCTTTCTGTTTAGTTTTCTAAACTGTTTGTATATTAGCACACCATTGTTTAACGCGTCAATATATTTTTTAACTTTTCTAAACTTTTTGTTGCGTTATCTAAACATTTATATATAATGAGGGTAGGAGGGATTTAAAATGAAAGAAAGCAATACGTCTGCACGATTAAAAGAAATAATTGCGTTAAGAAATGTAAAGCAGATAGATATAATAGAATCCACTGGCATTACAAAGGGCGCTCTGAGTTCTTATATTTCCGGAAGATATGAGCCCAAGCAAGATAAGATATATATTCTGGCCAAGTATTTTGATGTAAGTCCGGCATGGCTAATGGGATATGATGTGCCAATGAAAGTAAAGCCCGCCACTTCTCCCTCTTCAGATCTTTCCCTTGATCATGAAGAGACCAGGCTTATAAATACCTATAGGAGCTTTAATAAAACCGGTAAAGCTAAACTGATGGATTACCTGGCTGATCTTGATAGCTCTCCCAGAAACCACGGGGAAGTGCTGGATTCATATACAGATTTAACAGAAAAGGATAATCTAGCCTGATGGGGTTTGAGAGTATTACTGGATAAAATTAAAGAATGAAGACTTTTATAAAAAAAAGAAGCGCCCTTTTAAGGCGCTTCCGTTACTCCTTCTACCTATTATTTGGTAGACGAGCTATTATTCTTTCTTGTAGTTTTGAGAAATGCTGTGATTATTGATCCGAAACCTGCTGCTCCGAATACTGCTGCTGCAAGAGCACCTGATGACTCAGGAAGCACAATGATGATCGTAAATGCTACTCCAAGGCTTCCTATGCCAAGGATGAATGCAAGTATAATTCCTAATAGGCTGTCTCTCGCTTCTATCTCAACCTCTCTTTTTTCCAGTTCCTGCCTGTGTTGAGATTGCTTTTCGGCCATTTGTAATATCCTATCAGCGGATCCCGGCAATGTCTTCTCATAGCCTGCCAACGATTCCGGTGGTGGAATTGGCCCACTAAATTCCCTGACAGCTAAAGCAACGACTTTGCGTAAATCCTCTTCACCTTCCAGAACAAGTTCTGGTTCAGAAAGCTCTTTATTACTTTGCTGTTGCGTAAGCTCTTGTTTCTTTTTGGATTGTTTTTCCGACAATTGCCCAGTCTCCTCTCAGCGCCTGATAATCTTTGTATCTGTCGTCATCAAGATTCGGATACTTATTATCAGCAATTACACTAATAGCCCTTGCATAACCTTCAAGGAAGCTGTTACTGATTATTATTTTCCTACGTGCTTTCATCAATAATCTCCTTTCAGTCCTGTAAGAGAAATATTATATAATATACATCTACTTGTGCTTACAAGTCAACAGTTCTGTTTTGTACTTTAAGTATATAATTTTTATCAATTTATTACAACCGCAACTAATTGTGGCCGTTATATCGTTTACACCAAATATGGATTAGGAGGTTTTTATGGCCAAAGCGAAGTATAAATACAATGAACGTATTCAGGGATGGAGTACTCTTGTCTGGGATGGTACCTATACCAAGACAGGAGAAAAACACAGAAAGAAGCTTGTCTCAAAGAAGTCCTCTGCAGACCTTGAAAAACAAGTCGCTGAGTTTAATGCCAAAGTAAAAAACGGTGGCGTATTAAACTATTCCGGAATGACCTTTCCTCAATATGCCCAGAAGTGGCTTGAGATCAATAAGGCTACATCGGAGCTCAATACTCAAAAAATGTACAGAACAACAATAAAATACTTTGATTGTCTGTATGACGTGGGTATATCCGATATCAGACATTCTCACTTCCAGATGGTAATAAATAATAATGCTGACCATCCTAAGACCTGTAAGAACATTGAAACCACATTCAGACAGATCATAAGGAGTGCTGTGAGAGATAAGCTGCTGCCCAGGAATGCACTTGATGATATCTGCTCTGACATCACGCTTCCTAAATATGTTAAACCTTCCAAAAGGCCTCTAAATGAGACTGAGAAGGAAGCCTTCCTGAAGGCAGAGCTCTCACCCATGAAGCTGGCCTTTGTTTCCATCCTATATGCCTGCGGCCTAAGGAGAGGGGAAGCTCTGGCACTGACAAGATTTGATTTTAACTGGGAAAGAAATGAAGTAAGCATAAACAAGGTTATTGTCTTTGATGGCAATAATCCGGTGCTCAAACCTTATCCAAAATCAGAGAGAGGTGTCAGGACCATTCCTATACCTGCTGCCATGGTGCCAAGAATAAAGCCTTATGTGGAGTCCTGTGATGGGTATCTGTTCCATGGAAGGGATTCTGAGATGATGACAGAGACTTCCTTCAGGAGAATGTGGGCATCAATCATCACATCCATGAATATGGCCGCCGGATACAATCCCCAGGCTAAGAAGTTTAAGGGAGAAAAACCCATAAAGGATCTTACATGTCATATCTTCAGGCATAACTACTGCACAGAGCTGTGCTATAAGGTACCTCAGATCAGCACGAAAAAGATTGCCCAGCTCCTTGGTGATACTGAGAAAATGGTCCTGGATGTTTACAGTCATATTGTTGACTCAAAAGAGAATGTTGTGGAAACTATAAATGAAGCTCTTAGCATATAGGTGTAAAATCCTTTGGTTACATTTTGGTTACATTAGGTTACATTTTGACCTCAAATTACACGAAAGTTACATTTACTTTTTATTACTTTTTCGTACTTTAAACTACAATAAAAATAAGCGGAAAGCCTATATTTACTAGGTTTTCCGCTTATTCTCTGTAAGTGTGCGTGACAGGATTCGAACCCACGACCTTCTGGTCCGTAGCCAGACGCTCTATCCAGCTGAGCTACACGCACATGTGCCATATCGACAACAAAATATATTATATGCATGGCACAGTTCTTTGTCAACATTATTTTTAATTATTTGCCAACAGGTTTTCCGTATGGAGAATAACCACCCTTTTCAGCTGCTTCTTCAGCCTTCGTCTCAGCAATGAGTTTTTCCATATCAGGTCTTGCAAATTCAAAGCAGGCCATAAGGCTTGGAGAAAATACTCCGCATTCACCATTTTTGATCATATCATAGGCTTTATCCACAGGGTAAGCTGCCTTATACACTCTGTCACTTACAAGTGCATCATATACATCCGCAAGTGCTGTAAGCTGGGCTGCAATAGAATTTTCTTTTCCCTTAAGTCCGTCAGGATAGCCTCTTCCATCATATCTCTCATGATGATGCCTACAGATATCAAGGCACACCTCATAATACTCTTTATCCTGGATATCTTTGAGCATCTCTACGATCTCCCCCCCTCTTGTGGTGTGGGACTTCATGACTTCAAATTCCTCTGTGGTCAGTCTTCCAGGCTTTAAAAGAATAGAGTCTGGAACAGATATTTTTCCTATATCATGCATGGCTGACGCCTGAGTTATAACCTCTATCATATGGGGAGTAAGGCCAAGCTCAGGATAATTATTCATAGCAACAAGAGCCAGTATACGCACGATGCCCTTTATTCGCTTTAAGTGGTAACCTGACTCCATGCTCCTGAATTCAACAATTGTCGCTATGGTATCAATAACCCTTTCGTTGCTGTTTTTCAGTTTCTCCTCCTGCTTTTTCAGGTATAGAAACTGCTTTTTCAAAACTCTGGACTGATCATCGACCTTCTCTTCAAGGTTATTCTTGTGATCATAGAGTTCTATGGTTCTGGAAACCCTTCTGTCAACGATAACAGGGTCAAAGGGCTTATGTATAACGTCCGCTGCACCTTTCTGGTAGCTGGTTCTCTCGGCTTCGGTGGATGTGTCTGCTGTGATCATAAGAACAGGGATACTTTCATTTAAATTGTCCTTATTTGTCATGGCCTCCAGCACTGCGTAACCATCCATCTCAGGCATGACAATATCAAGCAGAATTGCCGCGAGCTTATCCTCATTCTGCTCCATGATCTTCATAGCCTCAACGCCGTCTCCTGCCTCAAGAATATTGTACTTGTCCTTAAATATTTCTCCCAAGATGCCTCTGTTTATCTCATTGTCATCTACAACAAGTATTGAGCGATCCGCCATATGCCCTCCGATTCAAATGCTATTCATAAAAATCTTATCTTTCTACTATAGCTGCGCATCCCATTCCGCCACCGACACAAAGTGTAGCAAGACCTCTGTGAACATCTCTTCTCTGCATTTCATACAAAAGAGATACCAGGATTCTGTTACCTGAGCATCCAACTGGGTGTCCAAGTGCGATAGCGCCACCATTTACATTGAGGATGTCACTACTAAATCCAAGGTCGTGCTGAACTGCAACAGACTGTGCTGCGAAAGCTTCATTTGCTTCAATAAGATCAAAGTCACCAATTGAAAGGCCTGTCTTTTTCATAACCTTCTGAGTTGCTGCAACAGGTCCGATACCCATGATGCTTGGCTCAACGCCTGCAAGTTCTCCGGCGATCCATGTTCCTAATGGCTTAACGCCAAGTTCTTTTGCCTTCTCCTCACTCATAACGATTATTGCAGATGCTGCGTCGTTGATTCCTGAAGAGTTAGCAGCTGTAACAACTCCGCCATCCTTCTTAAATGCAGGCTTAAGATGTGAAATGCTTTCAACTGTAACACCTTTTCTTGGCCCTTCATCTGTATCAAAAATGATTGTCTCTTTCTTTTTCTTAACTTCTACAGGAACAATCTCTTCCTTGAATTTTCCTTCTGCAATTGCCTTCTCAGCCTTGTTCTGTGACCATGCCGCGAACTCATCAAGCTGCTGCCTTGTAAGATGCCACTGCTCAGCGATATTCTCAGCTGTGATACCCATGTGATATCCGCCAAATGCATCAGTAAGAGCATCCTTGATCATTGCATCCTGAAGTTCTCCG